GAGACAAGACTTAGAGAAGATTCACAAGCAGCAGGCAGATGGGAAACCGCACAAGGCGGCGAGTACTTTGCAGCTGGTGTTGGTGGAGCAATAACGGGTCGTGGTGCTGATTTACTTATTATTGATGATCCTCACTCAGAGCAAGATGCCCTCAACATGACTGCTTTAGAGCGAGCTTATGAATGGTATACATCAGGTCCACGTCAGCGTTTGCAACCAGGTGGAGCCATTGTTTGTGTAATGACAAGATGGAACACAAAAGATTTAACTGGAATGCTATTGCAACATCAAAAAGAAGCAAAGGCAGATCAGTGGGAGTTGGTTGAATTCCCAGCTATCATGCCATCAGGTCAACCTGTTTGGCCAGAATATTGGAACGCTGAAGAACTTGAGACTGTAAAAGCATCACTGTCAGCTGGTAAATGGAATGCACAGTGGATGCAGAACCCAACATCAGAAGAAGGTGCAATCATTAAACGAGAATGGTGGAAGAAATGGACTGGAGACACGATGCCAAGACTAGAGCACGTCATACAATCGTATGATACAGCGTTTATGAAAAAAGAAACAGCTGATTATTCTGCGATCACTACTTGGGGTGTATTTCGTGAGAACGAAGATAAACCTGCAAATTTAATATTAGTCGATGCACTAAAAGGTAGATACGAGTTTCCAGAACTAAGACGAGTTGCAAAAGAACAATACGATTACTGGCAGCCGGAGACCGTTTTAATTGAAGCAAAAGCATCAGGACTGCCTTTGACGTATGAATTAAGAAATATGGGGATACCTGTAATTAACTTTACACCGTCAAAAGGAAATGATAAACATACACGTGTTAACTCGGTCGCACCACTATTTGAAAGTGGAACGATATGGGCGCCCACACATAAGAACTTTGCACAAGAAGTAATTGAAGAATGTGCAGCGTTTCCTTATGGGGATAACGACGACCTTGTTGACAGTATGACTCAAGCCGTTATGAGATTCAGGCAAGGAGGTCTTATACCTCATCCTGAAGATTATAAGGATGAGATTATGGAAAAAACTAAGAGAGTGTACTACTAATGTCTAAAATAAACACAGTTATCAGATTTTTACAAGCAGCGAGAAACCTTGCTAAACAAGGTATGAGCAAAGAACAGATATTAGATTTTGCAAGAAGAGAATTTGGTAAAGTATCTGAACTTTTAAGAAAGCAAATAGACGATATTTACTCTAGATACAAAAAAACTAAGACTGAGAAAAAAGGTGAAGTGGTGCCTATTAAAGAAGGTGAAGGCATTTTAGCAACTGATGAAGCTGCAGAAATATTAGCTAAAAGAACTGATGACATAGTAAAAGGCGACCCGACAGGAGAAGCGAGCGACTTGATGACAAGTATTGATACTAAAGTTAAAAGTATTAAAAAAGCAGCGGATGAGATGAAAGGTATTGCTGATGATATGGATCCTATGGGCGATTTCTATAATATTTTACAAGGTGCTAAACCAAGAAATTTAAGAGAAGGAGTTGTAAGAGCAGCGGCTAGAGAAATATTAAATAAAAACAAAGTTAATATTGGAAGAGAAGATCCAATTAATATTTTTAGACAAATGTATGGAGAAGACGGTTTAGAAGCAGTTGATGCGGTTAGTGATAGTTTATTAGAGGCACAGACTTATGGTGAAATGAATACCATTCTTAAAAATAATAAACTTTTTGATCTTGTTCCTAAAAAAACTTATGGTTACGATGAGAGCATTGTTTCTGCAGAAAAGATTAGAAAAGCAAAAGAGCAAGAAGCTAAAAATAAAAAAATATTAGAAGATTTTGATCCAAAAGACAGAACTGAAAACGCCGATGGCGGATTAATTAACATACTGAAACTATAATGAAGATTCACGAATACAATGAGATGATGGCGTACCTTATGCGTCCGGCTATGGCGTATGGTGGAAGGATCGGGTTTGCTAAAGCTGGTCTTGTTACAACTTACCCAGAACGTAATATTCAAAAAATATATAATCCAAGAACAGAAGGCACAACTTATAGGTATTTAGGATCAAAACCAAACAAAAGTTTTTCAGGGCCAGATGCTTTTGAAAAAGTAAAAGCATTTAAAAAAGAATTTCTTGAAGGTAAAAAAACAAGTTTAAAATCTTTAGGTAAAGATTTTGAAAAATTTTTTCAAAATTATTTAGATAAACAATCTAAAATAAAAATAGGTGGTACATTAAAAGGGTCTACTCAATGGCCTTTAATGGAACAAGCACTAGCTGGTTTGCCAAAAAATGCTTCTTTAGAAGATAAATATAAAGCAATTAGAGATTTCACATTACCTGGAGATAAAGGTAAAAGAATAGGAACTGTACTTAGTGCAACTATTAGAGATAGTTTTGATAATTATAAAAAATCTGCAGATCTTATAGATATAAAAGATTTAGCTAAGTATATGCCAAAAGGATATGCTGAATCAACTTTACTAGCTAGGTTTGGTGATGCTAAAAAAGATTTAAGTAAATATACAGGATATCAAAGAAATAATATAATAAATGCTAGAAATTTTGTAAATAATTTAAAAGAAATGGGTTTAGAGATAGTAGGTGGGGAAGCTTCTGGCCAACCATATCAATTTAAAAAACCTAATACTAGTTTAGCTAAAAAATTAAATGAAATACAGGCCTTAAGACCTACTCAATCTAAAACTGTAAGACAAGCTATTATTAAATTTTCTAAAGCATCAGAAGATTATAGAAAATTTGGTTTTTCTAAAAGTGCAACTGCTTTAGAACAAGCTGCTGATGAATTAAATAGAATTTTAATAGATACTTTTACAGATGGAAAAATTCCTCTTCAAAAAGGAGGAGAGTATTCTGCAATAAAACTTAGAAATGCAAATTTATTAGATTCAATAATATCAGAAGATAATGCTAAAAAATTAAGAACATTTATAAATAATAATAAAGATTTAAAAAATAAACTATCTTTTATGTTTGACCCTGAAGGTAAACAAACTGGAAACTATTTTAAAACTAGAGATTTAAATAAATTATCTCCAGGTCAACTGCTCCGAGATTTAACTATTGAAAAAGATCATATATTTCCTTTATCAGAAGTTGAAAATTTAGGTAAAGGAAAATTTGGTAAAGGCGCTGCTTTAATGGAAACACCTTTTAATAAAGTAGCAAGCTTAAGTTATGTAAATAATTCTTTAAGAAATAATATTCAAAATTATTTAAGGGCATACCCCAATGATGTGAAAGCAATAAAGCAAATAGATAACTTTTTTAAAAGTATAGACACTCCTATATATGTTGGAGGAAAATATTTAGGTGGGGCACAAGACCCAATAGTAAAAAACCAAATATTAAAAATGGGAATGTCTGATCTTGAATTAAGTGATAATTTAATTAAAAAATTAACAACACAAGCAGAAGCTATGAAAGGTTTAAAAGGAACTGTTTTTAAAAGCCCTGACATAAATGTAGCTATTAATGCATCAATGAAAAGTCTTTTAAATTCCGCTGACAGACCAACCCTAATGGCAATAAGAAAAGCATTAGGTTGTGATCTTGCTTCAGGAGGCCGTATAGGTTTTGCACCTGGAGGAAATCTTTTGGATTGTCCTATGAAAAAATTTGCTGAAAATCCAGAAGCAGTGCTTAACAAAGTAGGTCAAGCCGTTCCCGAAACTCGAACCCCGATTATGAACGCTGTTAAAAATACACTAGGTGCACCATTAAAATGGGGAGGTAAAGCTTTTAGTTTTTTAGGAAAAACATTATCACCAGCAGTAACTCCTTTTGGAGCTGGAGCTATTTGGGGCTTAACTGGGTTTGATAAAGAAAGTGCCATGGACAGAGCAGCGTTAGGAGCTGAAGCAGCTTTTGCACCTGAACTTGTAAAAATGTCTAGTAAAATAACTAAACCAATACAGAATCAAACAATGAGAAGTGCAATTCGAACAGTTTTAAATGCAGGGATGCCCTTAAAATTTGCAATGAGAGCTGCACGATTAGCTTCACCAATTGGTTGGGCAACATTAGGAATTGAAGGTATTTATCAACTTGGTAAAATGGCAATGGCTGAACAAAAAAGAATAAATGAAATGAACCCAAAACAAAGAAAAGAATTTAAAGCTGAGCAAGAAGAAATGGCTCAATTTTCTGCAGCTGAAGGCGGCCGTGTGGGTTTTGGTGAAGGAACTCCAGGTGGACTTCCACCTGTATATGATTCAAGAACAACCGGCGCAGATCCAACAAACAAAGAACCGTTTTCACAATTTTTTATAAATTATATAATGGATCAAAATGAAAAAGGATACATGTCAGAAAAAGATATAGAAGATTTAATTAGTGGGAAAGATAAAAAAGGAATGGATTCAATAGTTTTTGAATATAAAAAAATTAATCCTGAAAAATTAACCGAATTGTCTTTTGGTGTTAAACCTTTTGGTGAAGAAAAAGGAATAGATTTTAAAGTTTATAAAGCATTTAATGAGGGCGGCCGTGTAGGTTTTGACGAAGGATCAAAACCAAAGAGCCCAGGTAGAAGAACTTTCTTAAAAGGTATAACTGCTCTTGCAGCGTTACCTGTTGTTGGAAAGTTTTTTAAAATGGGAAAAGTTTTAGAAAGTGCTAAACCTTATTTAGGACCAACAGTAGAAAAAATTAAAGGCATGCCAGAATGGTTTCCTGCTCTTGTTAAAAAACTTTTTAATGAAGGTGAGGATGTTACCAAACAAGTAGCTTACAAAGAAAGAATGGTTGTAAAAAGAGGTACACTTGAAGGTGGTGATGATGTGGATATGTTTTACGATCTAGATACTGGAGACGTAAGTATTCAAGTAGCCCCTAAAAAAGGAAAATATGAAACTTCTAGTGGAGCTTACAATAAAGAATATGAGTTAGATTATAAAAAAGGTCAAGCAGATGAAACGACAAAAGGTAAAACACCACCTGATGAATTTAGTGTTAATGAATTAGAAGGAAGAACTGATCCAGAAGCTATGGACATAGATTGGGACATCAATGAGACCACTGTAGATGAAGCAATGTCTGATTTAACAGAACTTGAAGCATTTGCTAAAAATAAAACAACTAAACAAATTCATACGAAAAAAGGAACTAAGAAAAAGGACGTATTCCCTGACTATGACCCTTACTAAAAAACTAACAACTACAGTACCCCCTAAAAGAGGACCTGATCCACAAGGGTTGAATATTCCTACAAAACAGGGTAAAACAATAACATCGGAGAAAACAAATGGCAGATATAGACAAAGCTTTACCAAACGTAAAGCAAACACTAAATATTCCTAATCCTGAAGAGGTAGCAGTAGCTGAACAAGAAGTTCAACAGAATGTTGAAAATCCAATTGACGTTCAACAGAATGAAGATGGTAGTGTAGATATAAATTTTGATCCTATGGCGATGAACCCAGGTCAAGATCAAGGTCATTATGCCAACTTAGCAGAATTATTGCCAGATGATGTTTTAGATAGACTAGGAAGTAAACTTCATCAAGATTATACAGATTACAAAACTTCAAGAAAAGATTGGGAGAGATCTTACACAAGTGGATTAGATTTATTAGGATTTAATTACGATGATAGATCAGAACCATTCAAAGGAGCATCTGGTGCAACTCACCCAGTGCTTGCTGAAGCTGTAACACAATTTCAAGCTTTAGCTTACAAAGAATTATTACCAGCAGAAGGCCCAGTTAGAACTCAAATTATAGGTATGCCCACACCTGACAAAGAAGCTCAATCACAAAGAGTTAAAAACTTTATGAATTATCAATTAATGGATCAGATGAAAGAATATGAGCCAGAGTTTGATCAAATGTTATTTAATTTACCATTAGCTGGATCAACATTTAAAAAAGTTTACTATGACGAATTAATGCAAAGAGCAGTTTCTAAATTTGTTCCTGCAGATGATTTAGTTGTACCATACACTGCAACTTCACTAGATGATTGTGAATCTATTATTCATATGGTTAGAATGACAGAAAATGAATTAAGAAAACAACAAGTGGGTGGTTTTTATAGAGATATAGAAGTTAACCCAACTCACCTTAATGAAACAGAAGCAGAAAAAAAAGAGAGAGCATTAGAAGGTTTTTCTAAAGGAAGAGATGACAGAATGTTTAACATTTTAGAATGCCATACTGATATAGATTTAGAAGGTTTTGAAGATATTGGACAAAATGGAGAACCAACAGGAATTAAACTTCCTTACATTGTAACTTTAGAAGAAGGTACAAGAAAAGTTTTATCTATTAGAAGAAATTATGAAGTTGGTGATCCAATGAAAAAGAAAATTAATTATTTTGTTCACTTTAAATTTTTACCAGGACTTGGTTTTTATGGTTTTGGTTTAATACACATGATTGGTGGACTATCAAGAACAGCAACAGCTGCATTAAGACAATTGTTAGATGCTGGAACTTTATCAAACTTACCTGCCGGATTTAAGATGCGTGGAATTAAAATGAGAGACGAAGCGCAATCAATTCAACCTGGAGAATTTAGAGATGTAGATGCTCCTGGTGGAAACTTAAAAGACGCATTTATGATGCTTCCATTTAAAGAACCATCACAAACTTTATTATCACTTATGGGTGTCGTGGTATCTGCAGGACAAAGATTCGCTTCCATAGCGGACCTGCAAGTAGGAGACGGGAACCAACAAGCAGCAGTGGGCACGACAGTGGCTATGTTGGAAAGAGGATCAAGAGTAATGTCTGCGATCCATAAAAGATTATATGCTGCAATGAAAAAAGAATTTACGTTACTTGCAAGAGTTTTCAAATTATATCTACCTCCGATCTATCCGTACGACGTCGTTGGTGGTCAAAGAGAAATTAAACAAATGGACTTCGACGACAGAGTAGATATATTGCCAGTTGCAGATCCAAATATCTTCTCACAGACTCAGAGAATCTCTCTCGCACAAACGGAACTGCAATTGGCAGCTTCAAATCCGCAAATTCATAATCAATATGAAATTTATAGAAACATGTATGAAGCATTAGGGGTAAAAGACATAGATTTAATCTTAAAAAAACCAGAAAGACCTATGCCAAAAGACCCTGCATTAGAACATATTGATGCTTTAGCAGGAAAACCTTTTCAAGCTTTTCCTGGTCAAGACCATAGAGCACATATTACAGCTCATTTAAACTTTTTAGCAACAAATATGGTTAGAACAGCACCAATGGTGACTGCTTCTGTTGAAAAAAATTGCTTAGAACACATAAGTTTAATGGCACAAGAGCAAATTGAGCTAGAATTTAAAGATGAATTGCAACAATTAGCGCAAATGCAGCAAATGATGCAACAAAATCCGCAAATTCAACAACAAATGGTGCCTTTACAACAAAAAATTGAAGCTAGAAAGGCAGTTTTGATAGCTGAAATGATGGAAGACTTTAAAAATGAAGAGAAAAAGATTACTTCTCAGTTTGATCACGATCCAATTGCTAAATTAAGAGCTAGAGAACTTGATATTAGAGCAATGGACAATGAACAGAAGAGAAAAGAAACACAAGATAGGTTGAACATTGATAAAATGAAGGCTATGATGAATCAAAGTATTCAAGAAGAAAAACTTGATCAAAATGAAGAGTTAGCTAATTTAAGAGCTGACACTTCTTTAGAAAAACAAGAAATGGCTAACGAAGCAAGAGAAAAACTAGCTATGATGAAGCCAAATGGAAGGGGACAAAGATGACAAAAGGACTAGGATATGCACCGACAGCGGGAAAAGCTAAAACTATAGCTACGCCAGATGCAAATAAAAATAACAGACCTGCTCCAGTTAACAAGGATAAAAAAGATACAAATCCTGTTAAAGGAACAAGAGCTGCTAGACCACAAAAACCTGTAACTTGGTATTAGTATGTGGTTTTCAGCAATTAAATTAGCGTTAAACGCAGGCACGCACATCTATAAGAAAAAACAAGAAACAAAGATGCGTATGGCTGATGCACAATACATGCACGCAGAAAAA